GATCTTCCTATTAAGTTGATACACCTTTTTATAAAGGGGTCCCTCGGCTGGCGACTTTAGACCTTGATTTACACTTTTATAAGCTATAAATACTTCTAATCATCAATTTGTTAGATGCAAAAAAATAATAAAATTTTTTTATGAATGAAAAAAAATACGTATATACAGAAAAACAGAAAATATATTATAAAAATTTATCAGAAGAAGAAAAATTAAAAAATTTTAATAAAGCAAAAGATCGTTTATCTGATGAATATAAATATATGGAATCTAGATATAATATACTTAAACAAAGATATAAAAATAATAAACATTCTATAAAAAATAGAAACGATATGTACATATGTGATTTTACTATGGAACAGTTTTTAAACCATTGGGAAAAACATAAAAAAAAATATGGTGGTTTAATATGTGCTATTAGTGGTTTGCCAATGACACATGTTGGACTTAATGATCCTTCAAATAAATATAAAAGAAATTGGTCTAATATAAGTGTAGATAGATTAGATTCTGATAAACCATATACTTTAAAAAATATTATTTTTATAAGATGGGATATAAATTTATCTAAAAGAGATTTGTCAATAAATCACATGAAAAAAATAATATCATTATATAATGAAACATTTTTAATAAATTAATGAACGACCTTTTAAGTAAAATAAATAGACTACCTGAAGACGTTAAAAAAGAATTCCTAGAAGCAGGGATGTTAGCTTCTAAAAAAAGAAAGATAGAAAAAGTACAAAATGATTTTATGTCTTTTGTTAAACATGTTTGGCCAGAGTTTATTGAAGGTGGTCACCATAAAATTATTGCAGAAAAATTTAATTTGATTGCAGAAGGTAAATTAAAAAGATTAATTATTAATATGCCACCAAGGCATACCAAATCTGAATTCTCTTCATTCCTGCTTCCAGCATGGATGATAGGACGCAGACCTAAATTAAAAATTATTCAATCGACTCACACTACAGAACTTGCTGTTAGATTTGGCCGTAAAGCTAAAACACTTATGGACATGCCTGAGTATAAGGAAGTGTTTGAAACAAGACTTAGAGAAGATTCTCAAGCCGCTGGTAAATGGGAAACAGAACAAGGTGGTGAATACTATGCAGCGGGTGTGGGATCTGCAATTACAGGTAGAGGTGCAGATTTACTTATTATCGACGATCCACATTCTGAACAAGATGCATTAAACATAGATGCATTAGAACGCGCGTATGAATGGTATACATCAGGCCCTCGTCAGCGTTTACAACCAGGTGGTGCAATTATACTTGTTATGACAAGATGGAATGTAAAAGATTTAACTGGTGCCTTGCTGCGAGCGACGGGGGACATAAAGTCAGACAAATGGGATCTGATAGAATTTCCGGCAATCCTTCCATCCGGTAAAGCTGTTTGGCCAGAGTTTTGGAATTTAGAAGAATTAGAAGGTGTTAAATCTTCAATCAGTTTACAAAAATGGAATGCACAGTGGATGCAAAATCCAACTTCAGAAGAAGGTGCTATTATTAAAAGGGAATGGTGGCGTAAGTGGGATAAGGATTATATTCCACCTCTTGAACATGTCATACAAAGTTATGATACAGCATTCATGAAAAAACAAACTGCCGATTACTCTGCAATTACAACTTGGGGAGTTTTTCATCTTGATGAAGACTCAGGACCTCAACTTATTTTATTAGATTCAATTAAAGATCGATTTGAATTTCCTGAGCTTCGAAGGATAGCATACCAACAATATCAGTATTGGCAACCGGAAACTGTATTAGTAGAAGCAAAAGCTTCTGGATTACCCTTAACTTATGAATTGCGTAAAATGGGTATCCCTGTTATAAACTTCACACCATCAAAAGGCAATGACAAGCATAGTAGAGTTAATGCTGTAGCACCTTTATTTGAGTCTGGACAAATATGGGCTCCAACTCATAAAGAATTTGCCCAAGAGGTTATTGAGGAATGTGCAGCTTTTCCTTATGGGGATCACGACGATCTTGTCGATTCCATGACACAAGCTGTAATGAGATTTAGACAAGGTGGGTTTGTAGAACATCCAGAAGACTACAAAGATGAAGCTTTGGCTAAACGTAAAAGGAATTATTATTAATGGCTGACAAAGTTATAGAACTCTTAAGACTGATGGAAAAGTTTGGTGTTAAGCCAGGCAGGATTATAGGGGCGGGCGACAGGAAAGTAACACCTATTAAAAAACCAATTTTAACTAAACAGTTAAATAGAGATTATCTTTTAGAAGATGTTGAGGGCGGAAAGATTGGTACTAACACTGTTAAAAATGAAATTGAAGATGTTGCTTCATTATTTTTTCAAAAACAATTAAATGATGTTGAAGTAAATAATCTTTTAAACAATTTAAATTATTTAGATAGTTTACTTAATCCGACTAACATTATTGATATTACAACTAAAGCCCCTGTTAAAGGTTTAGAATCTCTTAGATCAACATCCATAGCTGGGGGATTAGAAAAAGCTGGTAAACAATTAGAAGAGGTTGGAAAAAAATTAGAAGAAACAACTAAACCAAAATCTGTTATTGGAGACATAATGAGCGACTACGCAAGTTTTCAAAAAATTATGCAAGAAGAAAATAGAAAAGGTTTGGTTAGAGCAACTACTAGAAGTATTTTATATCAAGACATTAAAGATGGAAAAATTAAAGGAATGACTTTTGAACAACTAGGAAGCACAAGAGATCCTATTAATGACTTTAGAAAAATTTATGGAGAAGATGCATTAGAACAATTAAATACTTTAACAGATGATTTTTCTCAAATGAGAACTCCAGAGGAAGCTGCAAATTTTGCAAAAACAAGATTTAAATTTGAACCACGTACAAGTGATCTACCTGAAACTACAACTATTGAAGAAGCTAAAAAAGCAGAACAAGAATTTGGAATTAATGAACCAGCTAAGGTGAAAGACTTTAAAGCAGAAGCTACTAAGAGAACAAGTATAGATGATTTAATAGATGAGTATAATGCAAATCAAGATAGATTATTATTAACAGATGATGAAGGTGGAACTTTAATTACTTATCCTGAATATAATAGATTAAAAGATAGGAATGATGAGATTGCAAAAGCATTAGAAGAAAAAGGAATTAAATCAACACCTGAAGTAGAAGAAGTACCAGAAGGAATAGTTATTCCATTTAAAAAGAAACCACCAGAAGAATTTGCTGAAGGTGGAATTACTAGAACAAAATTTGCAAGTGGAGGAAAAGGTAAAAAAGTTTTAGATATAATTAAAAATGCAAATAAAAAACTTAAAGGTAAAAAATCTATGGAAACTGTTAATCCTAAAACAGGTGAAGTTACAGTTCCAGATGAATTTGTAACAACAGCGGAAAAACAAACTAAAGAATTTACAGATGATGAAATGATATCTTATATTAAAAAATATAAAGAAGAAGGACCAACGCTTGAAGAATTTACAAAAAGAATTAATGAAGAAACAGGGTCAAACTTTATTCCTGAACAACTTGCACATGCTTATAGAGTTAAAGTTGCTTACCCACATTCTACTCCAATTGTAGATAGTCAAGGAAAGTTTATTGGGGGAGGTTTATATAATCCACCTTTAGACGTTAGTATATCTGATAGAGATACATTAACAAAAAGCATTGTGCAAACTAGAAAAGCAAAAGGTTTAAGTGTTCCTAAAAAATACCAAGAAGAATTAAAATCAGCAGAAGTAGTAGAAACACCTGAAACACCACCAAAGGCAGGAGAAGGAAGATTTACAAAGCAACATGTGCTAGAGAGAATTATGCAAAGTACAATTGATGCAAATCCAACAGATGAATATGTACAAAAAACATTTCCAAATTTTATAAAAGAAATAAGAGCAAACCCTGAACTTGCTAATAATGAAAATGTTTGGAAAACATTTACTCAAGATTTTCCTGAAAATAAAAAACTTGTAGTTTATGGAGATGATACTGTAGATTTTTTTACAAAAGGAGAAAATTTACCAGAAGGAATGAAACAAACACAAGAATTATCTAACACTTATGGAATTAGTATGGAAGAAGCCATGAGAATAAAACAAATGGAACCAGAAGATCAAGTTATGGAAATTAAAAAATTAGAAGTTTTAAAAAGTAGAACTCAAAATGCTGAAGGTGGATTAAATTACTTGATGGGATTTTAAATGGGCATCGGTTCATATAAAGAAGCAGAAAGATATCGTATGCGTACGAATAAAAATTTAACAAGAACTTTTTATTTAGACACAAAACGAACTTTAGACGAAGAACCTTTTGCCTGGGAACAGTCTCAAGATGCAGGCATCATGCAGCCGGAAGCTGTACAAGGATTTGCTGATGGAGGTAGAGTTGGATTTGCAGAAGGCTCTGAAGCTAAAATTTTAGAATTATATAATCAAGGTACAAAATCTTCTGAAATAGCAGATCAATTAAAATTACGAAGACCTTATGTTTCTAACAAAATAACTAAATTAATAAATGAAGGAAAAATAAAAGAAAGAATACAAGATGTAGAATTAAATGAAAAATTAAAAAAAGTTACATTTGAAATTAATAAAAGAAATGAATTAGGTATTTTAACAAGGCATGAAGATGTTGCTAAAAAATTAGGAATAGAAAGAAGTGTATTAACAAGATACATGTTAGGAAATATTGCAACAAGTTCTGATTTAAAAATACCAAAACTTCTTACAAAAGAAGAAGCAGTTGAAAAATATGTTAATAATGTTTTAAAAGAAGATAAAGCAATAGCAAGTTTAAATTTTCAAAATATTGCAGAATATTTAAATTCAGATTTATCTAATTTAGAAGGAATGAGTAGAGCAAGAATAACTCCTCAATATGTATCTAGAATAATAGAAGATAAATTTCCTGAAATACATAAAACAGTATCAAAGAATGGAGCTTTCATAGCTAGAAATAAAAATATTCAACAAATACCTACAAATGAATTTTTAAAAAATATTAACACTATTAAACTTGAAAAAATAAAAGAATCTGAAAAAATTTATGATTCAAAGGCAGAACTTCGTATTTTAAAAGGTAAATTAAATTTAGGACTTAGAGATTTTGCTATATCTCAAGCACAAGATAATTATGTAAAACAATTAAATGAAAACATCAGACAACAAGTTAAAAATATTGGCTATGATGAATGGATAAAAAGAAATCCTGATCTTATGGATTATGCAAGTAAAAGATTTGATTCTAAGACTGGAAAAATTATTCAAAGAACACCTGAAGAAATGGAAAAATATATTGATAAAGGATTTTTTTCAATAGATCATAAAAATAAAAAAGTAGGTGAAAAATTTAATATTGAATTTCCAACTAATAAACAAATAGTTCCTAGTGGAATCAACAGTGGTTTTATAGTTAGTTCACAAAAATATTTAAAAGATAATATTGATAAATATGGAAAAGATTTAAACATTACTAGAAGTATTAATAATATTATTAATGAAGGTAAAAAATTTAATTTTACAATTGGAATGGATGAAGTTCCAAATTATCAAGGAAGTCTTTTAGCTAAAAATTTTAAAGGAATTAAAAATATAGGTGGAGTTCAAACACCAACAGTTTTTGAAAATACATTAACTGGATTTGATGAACAAATTAAACAATTCAATTTAAATACTTCTGATGTTCCTAAAAACATAATAACACCGACAGAAGAAGCATTTGGTGAAACTAAAACAAAAATAAGAGGAAGAGTGGGAAATCTAGAAGATGTATTAAATACTACACCTGAAGAGAAAAAAGCTATTAACCTATTAAATAGAGTAAATTTTGGAGCAGATCCAAACCTTGTTAAAGAATTATATGGTAAAGAAATAAGTTTAGTTAAAAATTTAATTAATAAAGTCCCTGCTCCTGTAAGAGCAGTTGGAAAAATATTTGGATTAGCTGATGTTGTTGTAGAAACAATACTCGCAGCTCCAGATGTATTACAAGGAGATATAGAAGCAGCTAAAAGAGGATCCTTCCTTGGATTATTTGGATATGGTAAAGAATTAGATGAAGAATTATTAGAACAAGCTAAAAATAAAGAATCAGTTCAAAGAGCTATACAAAATCTTAAATTAACTCCTGAACTTAGAAATTTAATGGAAGAAAAAAAAGGTATAGAACAATCTTTATTTAAAGGAAACTTAGATACAGAACAAGCATCAATTTTATCTCAAAATTTAAATACTATTGATAGTAGAATAAAAGAAATAAATGATTATTTAAATAAAAATGAATATCTTGAAGAAGATGAAACAAATTTTCTTAATACTGCATTAAATTTAGCTAAATCAAAAGCAAAAAAAGCAGAAGAAATGTTTGGTCCACAATTTAAACAAGTTCAAGGTCCAACATTAGAACAAACATTATTTAAAAAAATATTAGATGAAGGAGATTATTCAGAATTCATTCCAGAAGAATCAAAACAAAAAATAGCAGGCACTTATATTCCAATTGAAATTCCAGAAATACAATCTCCTGATGATAGTATGAGAGAAGGATTTAAAAAAGGAGGAATGTCTAAAAGAGGGTTTTTAAAATTATTAGGAGGAACAGTAGCTACAGGAGCAGTAGCACCTGATTTAATAAAAGCTATAAAAGGTGGAAAGAAAGCAACTCAAGCTGGAAGGGTTGCCTCCAAAATAAAATTAGAACCAGCTGAAGGAATGTATTCTTGGTTTCCAAAGTTAGTTGAAAAAGTAAAAGAAATGGGAAAACCATTTGAAGAAAAAGATTTAATAATGATACCTTCTTATAAAAATGATCCTAGACCTTTTGGAAGTAGATTACCAACAGGAGAGGAAAAATTGACTATGCATGTTGATGGTGATACAACTTTTATTTTAAGAGAATATCCTGATGGAAGATTAGCTGTGGATATTGATTCACCTAGAAATCAACAATTATATGGTCAACCTGTAAGTTTGTATTATAGACCTAAAATGGAAATTAAAAACTACAAAGGTGAGAAAAAAATAGAACCAGCAGAATTTAAAGTTCTTGAAGCAGAGCCTAGACTATTTGCAAACGGTCCAGATGATGTAGATATTGATTATACAGAAGTTCCTAAAAATCCAAAACGAAATACTGTTTTTGGTGACATAGAAGCTGCTGAAAGATTTGCAACAGGTAATATTAAAAATAGAAAAATTATACCTGTTAAACAATCTTTAAGAGATGAAATGGCAGACGATCCTTCAACTTTTATTATGAGACAATCAGGAGAACTTGGTTCAAAAGCACAACCAGAAGAAATTATTAAATCTAGTGAAGATATATTTAAATTACCAGAATGATTAAACCTAAGAGATTAACATTAACAATACCTCCTAAAAGAGGACCAAACCCACAAGGCTTGAATATTAACTATAATACTGTTACAACAGTTAAATCGGAGAAAATTAATGGCAGAAATAGACAAGGGTCTAATCCCAAATATAGGTAGTTCTTTAACTCCTGAACAGGAGATAGAACAAGTCGTATCTGAAACAGAAACAGTTTCATCTAGTCCGACTGAAGTTACTGAAAATGAGGATGGAAGTGTTGATATAAATTTTGACCCTAAAGCAAAGATGAATGAAGCATCTTTAGTTCATGATTCTAACCTTGCAGAATTTATTGACGAAGGAGAACTTAATTTACTTGGCTCTGAGCTATATCAAAATTACGAAGATTATAAAAATTCAAGAAGAGACTGGGAACAGGCTTACACACAAGGTTTAGATTTATTAGGATTTAAGTACGAACAAAGAACAGAACCATTTCAAGGCGCATCAGGTGCAACTCATCCAGTTTTAGCTGAAGCTGTAACTCAGTTTCAAGCATTAGCTTATAAAGAATTACTTCCAGCTGAAGGACCAGTTAGAACTCAAGTGATTGGAGCAACTACTCCTGAAACAGATCAACAAGCTGAAAGAGTTAAAGAATTTATGAATTATCAAATCATGGATGTCATGAAAGAATATGAACCAGAGTTTGATCAAATGTTATTTTATTTACCATTATCAGGATCTACTTTTAAAAAAGTTTATTATGATGATATACTTGGAAGAGCTGTATCTAAATTTGTACCTGCAGAAGATTTAGTTGTTCCTTATTCAGCAACATCATTAGATGATGCAGAAGCTATAATGCATACAATTAAAATGTCTGCAAATGAATTAAGAAAACAACAAGTAGGTGGTTTTTATAGAGACATAGACCTATTTCCAAGTGATGATTCAACAACAGAAGCAGATGATGTAAAATCAAAAGAAAGAGAAATAGAAGGTATATCTAAATCAGGTTACGAAGATATCTTTACAATTATTGAATGTCATATAAA